ATATCCTTTAGAACTTCGAACGTCGACTTAAAAGCAGAAGCTTGGATCGTGACAAGTTTCATATCTACTCGTATTAGTGCGTTACATCTTTAAATCTGTATATGCCACACCCTTTGAGACATCTCTACCAATCTTCTCTTCAAGTTCTTTCGTCATAGCAGGTTGGAGAGATTGTCCATAATCATCGAGACGAAACATATCAGAGTTGTTATCCTTGCCATCTAGGGTTGTCATGGAACATCCCATTCCACCAATCATCCCTACGTGATCAACTTCTTTTTTGGGTAGAAGGGAGTCGAGCCAGTTCTTAATTTCGTTACCTACGAGAATCTTACCATTTTTCGTGAGCATAGTGGGTACACGATTGATCTTATTTCTATAATTCGGAGGCACACCCTGAGTATTGATATTGTGATAATGTACAAGTTGTTTTAATTGTGTGTGTTTGTTGACATACTCAATCACATCCATGGAATGTTTACATCGAGGGCTATATATCAGCAGAGACATCTATTATATATAGGGTATTTTGTAAAAAAAAATTAACGCATACTAGTAAAGATGAACTATTTACTTATTTTGATTTTGACCCTGGTAGTTCTTATCCTGACGACCAACCACGAAAAGTTTTCTGAGACATTCGGTCTATCAGGCTACACTAAGCCTAGGGATTCTGTAAAACTTGACGACCCCAGACCAGACTTATCAGGGTACAAAGAAGTTGAAGCCAGTATTGACAATGATATGATGGAAGAATTTGTTCTCAAAGCGAACAAGGAAATTTCTAAGCGTACTGGGTTGTGTACATATATCATTGAGACTACATCAGTCAAGCACTACAAGGGTGACAAGAAGGAGATCTACGAATGTATGTTCATGACGATGAAAAATGGTGGGTTCTCGTACGGGTTCTCAGTGGTGGCTTCATATGAAGTTGAAAATGGGAAGATTCGGATTATTTCCCTTAGGACTCAACCCCTTGGTGTCCAAGCTCCTCAAAACATCAAACCTTTTACAGAAGGATCAGAAGGTAAAGAGTTTATCAAATATGAATTGGTCAAGGAAGTTGTCATGCCCAAGAGTACTGAGTTGGAATCGGTGAAAAATAAATTACAGTAATTGTAATGTTGAGCATCGATGATGTTGTCAAGATAAATGACAAGCGAAAACAGATTCGTAAAGAAATTTACTTGAAAATATACACTCAATTTTCTACAAAAATAAAACAATCTGTAGAACTTGGGCATAAACAGTTATTTATGACGATACCAACATTTCTCATAGGCTATCCAGCGTTTGACCGCTCGGCTGCCGCGAGATATGTAGCGAGACAGTTCACTTTGGGTGGTTTTATTGTACAACTTGTGAGTGACTATGATATATACGTCACTTGGTCAAAACCAAAAAAGAAAAAGGAAAAGGTGGAACAAGAGGAAGATGGAGACTTCCCAAATCTAATGAATCTCAAGAAGATTGCAAACAAATACAGGCGAAGTGCGTAGGAAGCGTTAATTTTAAAACCCCCTTTAATCATAAATGGACAATTTGAGTATTATGGTCGAGGCGAAAAAGGAGTATCTTGGACAACTCTGCCTCATTATGTCTCCACCTATGATTGAAGTATTCGAGGAAATGTACAATGAATCAATTAAAACGTCTAAAGGGAAACAGGTGCTCATCATGTTTCAAAAAATCCTTAAAGAAGTTCCAAACTGGTCAAATGCTATGTCCAAGAGACATAGCGATAACATCACCAGTCGTTGTTCTTGGTTTGGTGACCTCTTAGCCGCTGTATTCGTCGCGTGCACTAAAATTCTTTCTTCGGTTCGTCTCAAGGCGGATAACAAAAAGATTTCCCTTAAACTCCCAACTGAGGAAGTTTTTATTCAAACGTGTTACAACAATGTCGCGAAAGATATTTACAAGGATCCATACATTTTCCACGAAGAGCAAAGTGAATATGTTCGCGACGAAAAATTGACTGTGCGTTTTTGGACGTGTATCGAAAACACTGTGAAAGAGTTGATTCCTGTACAACAGATTCTTCAAACGTACATGTCCCAGGATAATCGTGACATCTCTCTTGATGGTGAGATTGTAGATAGTATTGATCCAGAAGTTGTCGACGACGAACCCGAGCTCATGGGTGAGCCTGAGCCTATGGGAGAGCCCGAACCAGAACCTTTGGGTGAGCCTATGGGTGAGCCTATGGGTGAGCCTATGGATGAACCTTTGAGTGAACCTTTGGGTGAGCCTATGGGAGAGCCCGAACTCCAACCTACTGGTCTTGAGAATGAATTTAAAACTGTTCCAGGTGTTCGAGCACCTGAACCTGTAGAACAACCCCAGGAAGAAGATGATGTACTTTTTGGGGATGCACCAGAGCAGCGTACAAAAAATCCCAGGTATAATTAAATGGAGATCTCCGATCATTTACGTGACCCACTGAGTGCTGCTCTCATCGCGGGTGGTATTACCGCGGGGTACATCCATCTCAAAGCATATTTGAACAATGAAGGGAAACTAGAATTAAACAAATACACCAAACCTGCGGCTCTTAATGCGATTTTGGTATTTTTCATAATATCAGGTGGATTAGGTAAAAAGGAAACTATTTCGACCGAACCTTTCTAAACTTAAAGATTACACTAGTATAATAAGAAAATGGCGTCTGTCACTGCTTTCAATGATATGATGGGTCAATTTCTTGTGGAATTGCACAAGACTTTTCCAGAGGAAAAAGGCATTAAGAAGATGATGACTTCGTTCGATCTACTGAAGTCTACAAATCCGCGACTCGTTGTGGATGGTTTTATGTCGGGTGTAACTCCATACGCTGAAAAGATTTCATCGAAGGATGAATCCTTCCTACTCAAGGAGATTGATACGATTGATTTTTTGAAAGATCTCAACATCAAGTCCTATTGGGAGCGCATGTCCGCCAATACCAAGGGTGCGACGTGGCAATATCTCCAGACTCTCTACATGCTCGGTACTACTATCACTTCCATCCCTGATGACACACTTAAGATGATCGAAGGTATTGCTAAGCAATGTGCTGACAAGATGGATACTGAAGGTGGTGAACTGGACCAGGATGCTCTTATGAAGATGATGGGTAGCATGCTTGGTGGTCTACCCAAAAAATAAACCTACACATATATTAAATGAAGGCCTGGTTTGACGATCCTCAGCAGCTCATTCGAGCCGACCAGGTTGCTCAATTTTGGCCGACTTCAGAACAAACTCCAGAAGATCGGGTGAACGCCGCTTCACGTTTTATCATCTATGTCAGTTGCATTCTTTATCTGACCCGTCGCGATCCTCGTATTTTCGTGTTGGGTGCTACGGTGATTACCGTGATCTTTGTCCTCTACAGGTCGAAAATGGTGAAAGAGACGTATGGCTCGGGTGTTGTTAAGGGCTCTGCTTGTCAAAAACCCACAGAGGACAACCCTATGGGAAACGTTTTGATTACTGATTACACTGATGCACCAAATCGTTTAGAGGCTTGTTATTACTCCACTGTTAACTCGTTTATAAAGAGCAATAACAGCGACCGTATTCCTTATGATTCTGGGCGATCTCGTACACCGTTGCCCAAGTATCTTCGAAATGCTGCAGAGCGTCAATTCATCTCGAACCCTGTGACTAAAATTCCAGGGGATCAGACGGCATTTGCTGAATGGCTTTACGGTGCCAAGAATGCTCCAATGTGTAAGAGTGACACACAATTCTGTAGTCCAGATGCACGCGGTGTCCAGCTCGAATCTTTCGGAGGTCTCGCCCCCAATGGGGATAAGCGCTCGGGAATGTTTGGGAGATAGATTAAAATTCTTATGTAATAATAAATGGCATATCAGCTCCAACCTGGTCTTTCCATCGTTCAAAATAAAGGGGCCGTCCCATCTGTGAAGGCAACTGATGAAATTTTTGTGTATCCTCAGCCCAGTACCTTAAACTGTGGGGGATGTCGACCCAACACCATGTTGTACGGCACCGCTCCCTATAAGGCTGGTAAGGGTTCCCCAGCTCAGTACATCGAGACGAGTGATGAACTTCGTCCCCAATCCACTTCCCGTTTCAACAAGAATATCGTCCAAACTTATGAACGAAATTTGTTCCCACTGTCCAATATGGAATGTAAAGTCCCCCTCCGCACACAGAGTTATGAACCCGCGAGCACTCGTGCCGAACTCCAGAATGGTTTGTTTCAGAAAAGATATGTTAATAAAAATGTAAGTAAGAAGTAAGAATGGCTGATCCCATTTCACTTATGGCTGTAGCTGGTCTCGTGTACGCCGGACGCAACTTAAGTACCAAATCAGTTCCACCTAAGGTTGATAACGATGTATCTGTTATAAAAAGTCCTCGAATTGTCGAAACTACAAATTTCGAACCAACAATGGAAGTTTCCAGTAAACGAGAAATGGAAAGCTTTGCTGATGTTTCTAAACAACAGAGAAGTGGTGGCCAAGAAATCTTGAACATGCGAAATCGTATGTATGATACTGGTCGAATGAACAATCTTTCCCCAGTTGAGAAGCAACTTGTTGGTCCAGGTCTCGGTGTAGGTGCCAATGTTCCAGCTGTTGGGGGTCATCAGCAGATGTTCAGGGTCAACCCAGTAAATGTTGGTGCGTACAGGTTGACCACTCTCCCAGGACGTACTGGTCCAGCTCGAGATGTTACTGGTGGTCGGTCGACTAAGGTTGGTGAGCTCACACATAACAAACCTGAAACAACTGCTTACCTTCCATCCAGGCTTCCCACTATGCCTGGTCGTGCTCAGGGTATGTCGGGTGTTGTGCCTCGCACTGAACATGAAAAAACCAAGCGTACTACTAATCGCTCAGAGACAGGTCTCCGTGAAGATGGTTTAGGATATAACGGTGCTAAACGATTCGTTTCCGCTCAAACAATGTCACAGGATCCTACACGATTCAAGACTGATCGCAACGATGTGCAATACGGATATTACAACCAGCCTACCCCAGGTATTCATAGCCATCACGGTGCGTATACTGGTGGTGCTGCTGCTCAGGTGACTGCGAAGACGAATGAACAGCTCATGAAGTATGGTTTCCGTCCCGAAGATCGTCGTGGCAAGCCTAACCGTATGGGCAATGCTGGTCGTATGAACGTTCGCGAGTCGGCTCTCAAACAGGGTGGTGTCCTCACTACGGTTCGTTCGGACACAACTCGTGTCGACGGTCGTGTGAGTGCTGCCAATGGTGCTTGGACCCAAAACTACCAACAAAAACCTTTCCACCAGTTCAATGCCTATAAGGGTAATGCGAATCCAAACACCCAAAACCTGGATGTGGCTAAGAGACAACTCCAGAACAACCCCCTCGCACACAGTCTTTACCAGTAATAATTTATATATATAGACGAAAACAGTCATTAAAATATTATCCCTATATTTTAATGAAGGTACACAACCTCTCTATTGATAGTAGTCAGCGTGGAATTAATGTAATTGCATCAAATACATATTACGATGAAAGTAATACATACATTATTGACGCCTATTCTAACACGTACTCGAGTCCGAATAACTATGTCATTACCCTAGAAAATCCAATCTATGATGTTTCTGAAATTAAACTCGTATCGGCTCGTATTCCCACACCACAATTGACTTTATGTACAACTAACAACACTTTCAGTGTAGATGGACAAACTGTTACATTGACGAATGCTGATTATCCCACTGGTGGCGATTTAGCTACACATCTTGAAGCGGAACTCGCCCCACCTGTTTCAAATGTTAGTGAAGTTAATTTTGACACAGACACAAAAAAGTTAACATTTTCAAATGTTGGTACATCAAACACTTTCACGTTAGAATTTTACACAGGAGACAATGGATACCTTAAAGAATCATCGGTTGTGACAACACCCCATCAAGTGCTCGGTTTCGGTTCAGATGATTACAACTCGACGAGTAATGTATTGACTTCAGGTGCTGTCAATCTTGTAGGACCTAATACACTCGTTATTAAACTTTCGAGTGGATCGGATGAATTTACACAAAG